CCCAGAGGTTCCCGTAGCAACCACGGCGGCAGTGCCGAGACCTAGGTTGGTTCGAGCCGTTGCGGCGGAGCCGAGATCGGAAAGGTTGTTGGTAGACAGAAGATCACCGAGGCCTGAAATCTGAGCCGGGGTCTTCCAGTTCAGGATCGAGCCGTCATTCGACATGATCTTTCCGGAGTTGCCGGTCAGCGAGGGCACGAGAGTCGCATCAACAGACAGAGCGTCCGCAACGTCAGTCAAACGTGCGGCATCGGAGCCGCTTACAGGTGCGGCGAGATTGATAATCCTGTTGCTGTTCATGTCCAAAGAGGCGGACATGGTATTAGGCGTCGTGCCATCTCGACTTAGCGTATTCTCGAGGGCCGTCTCAATGGCCGCCGAGTTTGCGTTCATCGATTGAATCGCAGTGCTTTCGGCCTGTAGACTGGCAATATCTGTTAGGACAAGCTTGGCCATGTAACCACCTTAGTTAGGATGCCGATAATGAATGAAATGGCCCCCGCAGCACCAAGTTGGAGCATCCGCCAATCTTTAAGTTGTGAAACATCTTTGCGAAGGGCTTCGATTGAAACGTCCTGTGCAGCCTCTTTCAAATCAAGTTTGGCGTTGATTGCGGCGAGCTGTGCCTCGATATGCCCTAATTTGTACATGATCGCAGGGTTGGTCTCGTAGTGTGTGATTTCCTGTGCAATGTCCATGACGCTGTAACAAAAAGGGGGCCACCTTTCAGCAGCCCCCTCAATGTCAAGCCCTACTGATTACAGGTCGCCAAGGGGATCGATGTATTCAATAAGAATACGGCCCTTACCAGCAGTGTAGGTGCCGGAGGCAGTAATAGCCAGATAGCCATCAGCCGTACCGATACCCGGGGTGTCTACCGAAGTAGCCACGTAGGCCCCAGCACCGTAGGTACGACCACCGACCAGGTTCTGGTTGGCGATAACGCCTTCAGTGGCGGTAATCAGGCCATCGGCGTCAATAGCCGTACCATCAAGCGCGAAGGTACCCAGCGTAATAGACGTACCCCCAACAGCAGCCACACTGGTCACCGAGACGACACGGAGAACCGAGGCGTTGGCGGGCAGGTAGCAGTCGCCGGTAGTGAAACCGTCAACAGTGCCATCGTTGTTGATGTCCGTGGTGTAGCTGACGCCATCGGCACCCAGCTTAGCCAGATCATAGTCAATAACGATCTCTTTGATGAGACCGCCCTTAGAGGGCAGCGCACGAGCGCGGTTTACGAAGTTAGCGGGAGTCTTGTAGTAGTTGCCGAACGGGACTTTAAGACCGTCCGGGTTAACCCAAGCACCCGAGGAAGCACTAGCCATATTTAAATATCCTTTCTATTAACCAACGACCGACGGATCGGAAAGGACCGTGACCAGGTTTTCGCGACGATAGGTCTTCAGGCCGTAACGAGCAGTCGTAACATACTCTTCACGCTGGAAGTCCTTGTTGAATTCACCGTCAACCTTCGGCATCTGACGCCAGGCACCCATCCACGGAAGGACGTCTTGCGTGGCGGAGAAGAACAGGTTGGCAACCGAAGCACCCGTCGAGGCCACCGAGTCGATAGTCTCAGCAGCACCGCTTTGGTTGGTGCCCGAGAGAGCCAGTCGGTTGGAGGTGTAGACGTCGAAGCCGTAAACGTTCTTGACGAACTGCATACCTTGGCCGATGCCGCCCTCAACGATGCCTTCCCAACGCGGGTTGTCGGAGACACTAACCAGATTGGTCAGCGTATTGAGCAGATACTCAACCGACGGGTCAACGATAGCGATCAGGTTTTGATCGGGCACGTTAGCCTTCTTCAGCGCGTGACGGGCACGGGCGAAGTCAGCCAGACCAATGTGTTGCTTCGAGTTGGTCGTAGTGCCACCCACCCAGCGGTGAGCAGCGCCATTGATCGAGTTCAGGTTGGCAACAGTTTGACCGTTAGCAGTGCCGGGCTGGCCTTGCTTCAGGATGTCGACCTCAACACGCTCTTGAATCGCACGAGCCATAGCAGGCACAAACGAGGCCTCCAGCTTCGCTGCGAAGTAAGCGTCTTGACGGTCCTTCTGGGTGATGTAGGTCGCCGAGCTGATGTAGTCGGTGATCGAGAACTGGAATTCACCGGTGTCCATCGCATTGTATTGGATGGCGGTGTCTTCAACGTAGTCGTTCACATCGAGAGTGCCGATGGACGGGACGGTGAACGTGGAGCCGTCGGGGAACCCGCTCAGCCAATCGACGTATTTGGTGGCCATCAGCTGATCTTCAAGGATTCGCTTGAGATCACCAGACCAGATTTCGGAGCGGATCAAGGCTTCCGAATTAGCGGTAGTCATACCAGCCATTTAAGATATAGTCCTATTGATTGAAAGCATCGCCAAGACGGAATGCGTCTTTCATGCGTTGCTGTTGAACTTTAGGTTTGTAGTAGGCAATATCACCGATTTGCAGCCGAAGCTGTTCATAATAGGCGGCGGTACCTTCCTTCGCACCCGGTGCGTGGCTTTGAAGCGCGACTGCATTCACGTCCCCGTGGGGAGCGGCAGCTTGCTTCGGCGCAGTTTGGAGCTTCATGAGTTCATAGAAAGCGTTAGGGCTCTTGGAGGCCGTCTCTTGCAAATATGCAATCGAGACACCAAGTTCCGCAGCACGATCTGCGACCAGTTTGTTGGCTGCATCCGGCGAACCATAAAGTTCGACAAGACGCGCACCAACAGCTTTTGCATTCGCTTGTGAACGCTCAGAGGCAACACGTTGCTCTTGCGCTTTGATAACACGCTCAACCAGTTCGTCCTCATTAAGAGGCTTAGCCGGTTCCCTAGACGCTGGTGTGGCTTCTCGGGCTGGGGCAGGGTTGGCGGCTTCGCGGGCCTCCCGCAGTAGACGTTGAGCCTCGACTTCGACATCCTTGGCCGCAAGGGCGTCTCGCACACCGGCGAGCTCTTCTTGCAGTTGATTGATGAAGGCGTCTTTATTGGCCAGACGTTCTTGAATGACTTGGTCCGGGGCAGCGGTCACTGGCGGAGTGTCGGCGGGAGTAATGAATCCATCGGTCATGGAAAGTAAGTTCTACCTTTTGTCAAGATTAGAGAGTTGGAGTATCTCGTTGTAAGCACGCAAGTAACCGTTAAGGTCAGCTTGTTTGAAGGCCCAAGAAGGACAATCGTAATCGGCCTCTTGAGTCTTTACCCCATTCTGAATAGTATTGTAGCATATTTCTTTGAGAATGTCAAGTAGTTTTTGTGAATTAACTACTATATTCTTCACTTCTTCTTGTTCAGCCTTGGGGAGGTGCTGGTACCATCGGGTTTGCATTGTCGGGCATTCCTTGTTCGGCTACGATTTGTTGTGCAGATTGCTTAAGCTTCTCAGTTTCCAACATCTCCGAGATACGGATATTGTCTTGGACAAGGTCAAACCGCTCCAGTTCCAGCAGCTCCTCAACCAGCTTTGCTAGGCCGACACCAGAGATGTGGGCGTTGATGGCGGGGTCTTGACCCAGGGGCGACGAAGCCAGCTGTGTCAGGTTCTGCAGGATGTTGGCGTTGCGTGCGAATCGACGAGCACCAATGGGACGAAGTTTACCTTTGGCGGCAATGTCGTCTTTGGTGATCTTCATGAACTCCGCAGCGCCGAACTGGTCATCCATAACCTTAATAAGGTCTGAAGGGCCCATGTTGCGGCGAGCAGTCTCAAGCATCGAATTCAGAGCAGGCTCAAGGAAGGATTCCTCGAAGTATGCGCTCTTGTTAAGGAAGACTCGGTTAGCCCCGTTCTCTAGGACTTGGACCTCATAGGCAGTCTTTTCACCCGGAGTCCGGAAGCCCATAGCTTGTTTGGGGGCACCGGCCATCTCCTCCATCTTAGCTTCGTAGATGGCGACTTGGGTGTCAGCATTCAGCATGGTGGTGTCAGGACGCAGAAACTCTACGTTACCCTCGTCCCCACAATAGATACGTTCGCCCGGGCCATAATCGAAGTCCTCAACGTAACCCGTCACCTTCATGACAGGGTGGACAATTAGGTCGAAGGCGTCTGACTTGGCGTTCTCGAGGTGGTCGATGCGGTACTGCATGCCAACCAGATTATCGAGAGGGCCCATAGCATAGAGGTTGTCAGGACGCAGACGCCAGCCACAATGGAAGATGTTCGGTCGTCCAGTCCACGTAGAGCAGGGCTCATTGCGAATAATGTAGCTGCGATCAACAACGGTAATGACGCGATTCTTTTGGAACTCTTGCGTGTCAACATCGTACAGGTCTCCGTAGAAGTGGAGCAGTTCGACGTACTCCGATTGGAAATACTCGAGATAGGACCCGAAGCCGTCGATTTGGAAAGCGTCCGCCTTCTTGAAGTCACCCTGACTCAGGCCAGAGAATTGATGACGGTTTACCATCACCTTGGAGAAAACCTCCTCAAGATACCCGTTCTCAGGGTGGTCCTGCATGTCAGCCTTAAGCGAGCCAATCGACCGCAATTCACGGATAATCTTAGGAGACTCAGCAAACGAGGAGGACGTTGCATTGAAGACAATATCGTTGGGAGAGATGCGGACAAGACGCGGACCCACGAAGCCAGAATGCTTCTCACCGGTAACCGAGTCTTCGAACTCTTCGGCAATAAACTCCGTCATGCAGAAGACGTTGCCGTAGTCAATATAGTCATTGACAAGTTGCTGCACAGTGCCACGATAGCCACCCATACGCATCTTGTTGGACATATAGGCTTCGATCACCTCACGCTTAGTCTTAGACTCTGAAGACTCGTCATCCCCTTCCCACTTAATAGGCCTGTCATTGGGGAACAGGGCCGCCATGTAGTTGGCGTTCAGGTTGTCCCGAATCTGGCAGAGCTTGGGGATGTGGACAGAGTTCTTCCACGGCAGGGCAGCATTGCTGGTACCGGTGGTATCTGTGGCAAAGATGTATTCGCGAATCTCGGCTTTTTGTTCCAGCCATTGATTTCGCATAGACTCCCACTCAACAAACTTGTTGCTGATGTGGCGAGCCAGGTGATCTGGGTTAAGAATGTCCCAGATGTCTAGACTACGTGTACCAGTGGCCATTACATAACTCTTCCGCTAACGCCGCCAAAGCGACCATAAACAATGTTGGAGGTAGACCCATTGGAGCCCCGACCCTGCATACCGACCGGCGGTACCGCGATCTCAATAGCCGAGGCTAGGGCGTCCATGACGTCGTCGTGGGGCGGGTGTGACAAGATCAATTCATCCTCGAGCACTTGGCAATTGCCGCCTTTGTAGTGCCACATGGTGTCGTTGTCATACCGGGGTTCAAGAATCGCCGCAAGTCGCTCTTCTTTAGAGCCCTGGTGGCGGGTCGGTTTGTGGTCCACAACGCTGAGGTGCATACCATATGATCGAATGTGGTCCTTGAGCTGGGAGACAATAGCTCTCTGAGCCGCTGTAATTTCTGCGGACAGCTTACGGAAATCCCATTTGATGTGCAGGTCGAGGATGTGTTTGAAGTACTCACTAATTTTATCCGTCTTGAATCGGTCAATATCTAGGACGTAGATAAATCCATCCCGGTCAATTCCGATAACCACGATAGCCGTGTAGTCGGCTCTGGCACTCTCGCTATAGGCAAAGTCAACTGCAGCAAAGACATTAAGTTTTCTGTCTCTGAACCACCAGGTCCCATTCTGGTTG